ACGATACTGACACTAGTACAAGCCGTGCGAAAGCAAATCGCTGGCAGAGCTGGTTGCCTGAAGTGTATTCTGGTCAACCGAACAGAGTAGAGCGTTATACACAGTATGACCAAATGGATATGGACGCTGAAATTAACGGTGCTCTAGATACAATCGCTGAATTCGGAACACAAGAAGACTCTGATACGGAACTTCCGTTCAGAATTAAGTATAATAATGATGCTACAGAAGCAGAAGTGCAAGCATTGGGAACTTCACTAAGGCAGTGGAGTAACCTAAACGAATTACACAGACGTGCATTTGGCATAATGAGATCTGCAATTAAATATGGTGATCAATTCTTTTTACGTGATCCCGAAACATTTAAATTGTATTGGGTAAATCCAGAAGATGTAAGCAGTGCTATTGTAAATGAAAGTGCTGGAAAAGAGATTGATCAGTATATTGTAAAAAATATTGCATTAAATTTACAGGATATGGTTGCTGTAGATACACGTAAATTACAAAATACAACAGCAAATGGAACATCAGGGTATACTACACCAGCAAAATCTAATGCAGGTGTATATCATGGTGGTTATAATCAAAATAACACAGAGTATGCAGTTGATAGTAAACACGTTGTACACATGGCATTGAGCGATGGCATGAATGTAAACTGGCCTTTTGGTAATAGTATACTAGAAAGCGTATTTAAAGTTTACAAACAGAAAGAACTTTTAGAAGATTCAATTATTATCTACCGTGTACAACGAGCACCTGAAAGACGTGTGTTCTATATTGATGTAGGTAATATGCCATCTCATAAAGCAATGGCATTTGTAGAACGTGTTAAAAACGAAGTACATCAAACTCGTATTCCTAATAAAACAGGTGGTGGTACAAACGTAATGGATGCCGCCTATAATCCACTATCAATTATGGAAGATTACTTTTTTGCACAAACAGCAGAAGGTAGAGGTTCCAAAGTTGATGTATTACAGGGTGGTGATAATTTAGGTGAAATTGACGATTTAAAATATTTTAATAATAAACTTTTAAGAGGTTTAAGAATACCTAGTTCATATCTTCCAACAGGACCAGATGATGGAACTGCAACATATCAGGACGGTAGAGTGGGTACTGCATTAATTCAAGAATATAGATTCTCAAAATATGTAGAACGTATTCAAGCAATACTACAATCAGTATTAGATAAAGAATTTAAAATGTTTCTTAAATTCCGTGGTGTTGATGTACCTAGTAGTTTATTTGATTTAGCGTTTACAGAACCACAGAGCTTTAGTCAATATAGAGATATTGAACTAGATTCACAAAGAGCTCAACTATTCAGCAACCTTGAGGGTGTTCCGTATCTAAGCAGAAGGTTTATCCTGAAGAAATATCTTGGATTACAGGAAGATGAATTAGTTGAAAATGAAATGATGTGGAGAGCTGAGAACAACGATATGAATACTCAAGACTTTGATGCCCAGAATGCATTAGGCGGATTGGGTGTTAGAGGCGGAGATATAGAAGGATTTACTCCTACACCAGTAGATGATGCGAATCCTGAAGAAGGTGAAGTAGGAGATGAGGGTGGAGTGACTACATCAGATAGTCCAGTACCTGATGATCCGGGAGGTGATGATGAGGTTTAATGAACTAGCACAGACAGCAGAGGGTGATGAGAGTCATAAGTGGGAACTTGATGATACTAGACGCCCTAAATTAACGCTAGAACATCTAAATAAAATGAGAGCTATGCGTGAAATGGCAAAAGCTGATCATATAGAACAAGTTGGCAACTACAAACAAATGTACTCTGCTAATACTGGTTCTGCAGAATAATACCGAAATAATTCAGTATTTTATTAAAAATGCGGTTTTATTCGCATTAACTATTACTCTGAAGTAAGACATCTTAAATATAAGTGTTATAACCTATAAGGAGATTTAAAATGAGTGCTCAAGATCGTTATACTAAAGTTATTGAGTCTCTTGTAAATGGCGACGAAGCAAAGGCTTCGGACCTCCTACACGAGGCTTTCGTAGAAAAGGCACGTGATATCTGGGCTGATCTAGTAGAACAGGACGAAATCGTTGAAGACGATGTAGAAACTGAACTAGATGAGGAATTCGGCGATGAAGAATCCGGCGATTTCCTAGATGACCTAGAGACAGACGAGTCAGAAATTGAGTCTGAAGAAGCATTTGGCGAGGATGATGACGAGCCAGAAATGGACATGGATGCAGATATGGATGCAGAAATGGAACTAGCAACTGACGACGAAGGCGAAGAAGGCGATGAAGCCGACGACGCAGAAGAAATGGATATGGACGGAGATGCAGACGACAAGATTGAAGCTGAATTTGCTTCAGTTGAAGATGCATTAAACGACCTAAAAGCTACATTTGCAGAAATCATGGGTGACGAAGAGCCAGCTGAAGAAGCTGTCGCTTTCGAATCTGAAGATGATTTAGAAGAAGCAAAGGACGAAGAGCTAGACGAGTCAGATGAAGAAGTTGAGGAATCAGCTGATGACGATGACGAAAAGCTAGACGAAGCCGCTGAACTGCAAAAAATTGGCAAGGATAAAGCTGTACACCCAGTGGATATGCCAGCAGGCGATGACGGAAAAGCATCACCAGTTGGACCAGGTACTGATGACATCGAATCAAACGGTGGACCAGTAAGTACAGACACAAAAAATCCTGCTCCAGTTAAAGTAGCAACAGCAAAAGACATGGGTATTACCCATCCTGGTGATGGTGCAAAGCTAAAACCTGAAACTCGAGGCCATGGTGCTGAGAAAAAAGGTAAGGCGGAGTAAAAAATGCTTATTGAAAGACTTTCATACGACCAAGCAGGTATTGTAACCGAAGCCAAAGACAATGGTCAAGGCGGCAAGGATCTATACATGGAAGGCATTTTCGTACAAGCTAACCAACGTAACCAGAATCAAAGAATATACCCTGGCAAGGAAATAGCAAATGCTGTTGAAAGCATTACTAAAAGAATTAGCGAGGGTTTTTCGGTATTAGGCGAAGCAGACCATCCGGAAGATTTACAAGTAAATCTAGATCGTGTTTCACATTTAATTGAAAGAATGTGGATGAACGGTGACGATGGTCATGGACGCTTAAAACTATTACCTACCCCAATGGGAAATATTTGTAAAACCCTATTGGAGTGCGGTGCAAAGCTAGGCGTATCAAGTAGAGGTAGCGGTGAAGTCGGTGGAGACGGTATTGTTAAAGGTTTTGAAATACAAACTGTAGATATCGTTGCTAACCCAAGTGCACCAGATGCATATCCTAATCCCATTTATGAGGCAATCATGAATGGCAAGCGTGGAAACGTTTTGATGGATGTCGCAAATGCCACAAACAATGATACAAAAGCACAAAAGTATCTCCAGGAAGAGGTACTTAAACTTATTGACAACCTAGACATTAGGAGAAAGTAATGGCAACAGCAATAGAACAACTCCTAAGTTCAGAAGTTCTTTCCGAAGAAGTACGCACTACACTTTCTGAAGCGTGGGAAGCCAAATTGGCAGAAGCACGTGAAGAAATCACAGCAGACCTAAGAGAAGAGTTCGCTAATCGTTATGACGCAGATAAAGACCAGATGGTGGAAGCACTAGATGCGATGCTAACTGACACGATTACAAAAGAACTTAAAGAATTCTCAGAAGACAAGCGTGATGCAGTAGCCGCCAAGATTGATTATCAATCTAAAATGATGGAACATGCAAAACTTCTAGATCAGTTTGTAATGGAAACTCTTAAAAAAGAGATTTCAGAACTACGTGATGATCGTAAATTACAAGAAGGAAACTTCGAGAAGTTAGAAGACTTCGTAATGGAGCAACTAACAACAGAACTTAATGAATTTCATGAAGACAAAAAGGACCTTAATAAAGAAAAGGTTCGTCTAGTGAAAGAAGGTAAAGAAATAATTGCTGAAGCTAAAAAGAATTTCATATCTAAAGCAAGCGATAAATTGTCAAATATTGTAGAATCTACATTAAAGACAGAGCTAGGCATGCTTAAAGAGGACATTCAGCAGGCGAAAGAAAATATGTTTGGTCGTAAGATCTTCGAAACTTTCGCGGCAGAGTTTATGAGTTCGGAATTAGCAGAAGGCAGTACAGTTTCGGAAGTTACCAAAGAACTTGAAAAAGTTAAAGCACAACTTGAAGAATCACGTCAGCAAGTTGCCGAGAAAGAGGAAATGGTTAATAAAGCAGAGAAGAAAACATCTCGTATCGTTGAAGCAAACGAGAGAGCTGAAGTTCTTGCTGAACTACTAGGGCCTCTTGCAAAAGACAAGCGTGACCTTATGGGTAACCTACTTGAGTCTGTAGCAACTGAAAAGTTGAAAGTACAGTACAACAAGTATTTGCCAACTATTTTAGAGTCTGACTCTAAAGCAGATAAGAGATCACAAACCCTAAATGAATCTCAGAAGACTGAGATTACAGGAAACAAGGCACAGCGTCAGGATACTGATAGTGAAGCCGAAATAATTAACCTCCGCAAATTAGCGGGTCTTAATTAATAATCAGGAGATACCAAAATGTCACAAGCATTATTTGAAAATTGGAACGTTACAAAAGACGCTCTAACTGACGGTTTGGAAGGCAACAAAAAAGCAGTAATGGAGTCAACTCTTGAAAATACAAAACAGTATCTTCAAGAAGCCGCGGCAAGCGGTTCTACAATGGCTGGCAACATTGCAACTTTAAATAAAGTTATCTTACCAGTAATCCGTCGTGTGATGCCAACAGTTATCGCAAACGAACTTGTTGGTGTTCAGCCAATGACTGGTCCAGTAGGCCAGATTCACACTCTACGTGTACGTTACAGCCAAACAGCTGGCGGCGTAAACGCAGGTGATGAAGCACTATCACCATTTGCTATTGCAAAAGGTTACTCAGGTGATGCCACAGCAGGCACAGCAACTACAACATCTGCTCTAGAAGCAGAAGCTGGCCGTAAGATGAGCATCCAAGTCCTAAAGCAAACTGTAGAAGCTAAAACACGTAAGCTATCTGCACGTTGGACATTTGAAGCGGCACAAGATGCCAACTCAATGCACGGACTAGACGTTGAAGCTGAAATCATGCAAGCACTAGCCCAAGAGATTACAGCA